CGGCACAGATCGAAGGAGGGATTGGGATACACTTCCGGTTGCGAGGGATCGTACAAGGCTCCATAGTTGAACTGTTCCGCAGCATCATTGCCTGGCTTGAAGTCGTCCGAAAAGAACTCGTGCGAGTTGATCTTGTAAATGGATCGGCCAAAGTCAATGATGCGGAAGATCTTTCCAAAGGTGGGAACCTTGAAGATCGTTCCATCTCGCATCGTATAGACCAAATACGGCTTCGTCGTGGGGGACCAGACAACATTGTTGCTATGAAGATCATTATGGGTGAATCCAAGGAGGGACTGGCCGACGCAGAGCGCAGCAATCACCTGGAAGGTCCATGCGGCCCAGATTCGATCCCAGTCAGGAGTTCCAGGCTTCGCTCCCACTTCCTCATAGTTGTCTAACAACTCATCCATGGTTCCCTTACTGGCCTCCGAAAACATCTGGAGAACGGGGAAGTTCTTCACTTCCGCAAAGATCTCCAGCTCCTCATCGTCTTCATCCTCAACCTCATCCGTATCGTCAGACGCCTCCTCTTCTTCCTCCGACGCGCTTTCAAAGGCACTTCCACTTGCGGAATGGAGAGACCCTGAGTCCACGGCGGAGCAGTTCATCTCATCCAACTCTTCCTCAGAATCATCCGATTCACTGCTTGAATCGTCTAACTCTTCCGGTTGATGAAGAAGAGCCTCTTTCACCTCCTCAGGCAACGCGTCGTCAAACCGAAGCGAAAAGAGGTTCTTCTCCTGGCCATTCCAGAACCAACGAGCATTCCGGTACGACATATACGAGTCTGTAATGTTGTAGGCGTAGGCATTGGCCTTTCCGCAAAGAGCTCCATAGAACAAGTGAAAGTGAGGAGAGAGATCGGCTTCCCGAATCCGACTGAAAGCATAAGCAGCAGTGGCTTCCACGTAGGCTTGGTTCATCGGATCTTGAAGCTTCATCCAGGCGGCTTCCCACGATTCTTGGTGCCACGGGAGCCAGGGGTGCTTGGGGAGACTGTATTTCCCCTGAAGCCACCGAACTGGATCCAGAAGATGCGTAAGTTTGCGAAAGCCTGAAACATCCTGAACCTCTACCCCTGACGTCTCGCAGTTTCGCTCCACGCGAAGTGAAACCATTCCTGAGGTTGTCGTGGTCTCCGAAGAGAGCACGGAAACAACACGATAGGCGTGATCCAACCAGAGATCCTCTTCAGGAGCTCGCTTCAGCGAAATCAGTTCCCCCATACCGGGATAAAAGGATTGTAGATCCTCAAATCCTGGCTGCGTTTTGAGGTCCTTGGACAACGGAAACGAGCGGCATGTGGGGGTGGGAAGTTCGCACCCTCTGAGGTGTGGATCCATTCTTGTGGGTTGGCAGAAAGGGTCTGTGCGGTTAGAACCGCGCAAAAAAGGTTCCCTCTGGACATAGAAAGTCCCATGGCACAATCCCCTGTCAATGTCTCGTTGCGAAAGTTTGATATGAAGAAGATCCCCCAGGATGCGGTTGCGATTTTTATCGGGCGCCGTCGTACAGGCAAATCCACGTTGGTTCGTGATTTGTTATACAACCATCAAGATATGCCGTTGGGGACTGTCATTTCAGGAACGGAGGAATCCAACGGTCTCTACGGAAAGATGGTTCCCCCGATTTTTATTCACGGAGAGTTCAGTCCTGTGATTTTGGCCAACTTCTGCAAACGCCAGAAAATGATTATGAACAAGATCTTGCGGGAGCAGCAAGAAGGAAGACAATCTCGCCTGGACCCGCGTTCCTTTTTGATCCTGGACGATTGTATGTACGATGACTCGTGGACACACGACAAGAACATTCGCTACTTGTTCATGAACGGTCGTTGGTTGAAGGTGTTCTTTTTGATTACGATGCAGTATCCTCTCGGTATCCAACCGGCTCTCCGTACCAACGTGGACTTCGTGTTTATTTTGCGTGAACCCTATTTGTCCAACCGTCAGCGTATTTTTAACAACTATGGATCTGCCTTTCCGAACTTTGAGTTCTTCTGTCAGATTATGGACCAGTGTACGCAAAACTTTGAATGTCTCGTCATTGACAACACAAGCCAAAGCAATAAGATTGAGGATTGTATTTTCTGGTACAAGGCGGATATGCACCCCGATTTCCGCATTGGAGCTCCTGAGTTCTGGCAGCATTCTGCGCAGTACTACAAGGATAAGGAGGAGGAGGATAGTTCCTATGATCCCAACTCCCATCGCAGGTTGAAGGGACCCCAGATCAACGTTCGGAAGTTCTAAAGCACTTCCGAAGCGCTCCTTCCTAGTCGTTATTCGTAAGTTTTAAATGGAAACACCTCTCCTAGAGTAGAATGTTCAAGGAAGAAGTCATCAGTGCGATCATCCTCTTAGTGGTTGCGTGTGTTTTGCTGGGGTGTAGTGCGTTCCAGCGCTATCGCACGGAAGGCTTCACCACCTTTGACACAGGAATCCCCCAAGGAATGTGCGGAGTGGATATCCCTTCCTGCCCTCCTGGAACCCGGTGTATCAACGGATATTGTAAGGGAGAGGAAACGCTTCCCATCTCTGCCTCTTCCGGTCTCCCCGTGAAGCCTGAAGGATATATTCGCCTCTAGGTAGAAATGGCCCGCCACACTGGATACACGGTTCTTGGACTCGCTGGAGTCTTACTTGCGATTTTGATCATTGTTCCTATGCTCAAGCGTATGTTCCCTATGTATTACGAGGGCTTCATCAACACGCGGTGTACCAAGACGACCTGCCCCGAGGGCTCGTTCTGCTTGAAGCAGGCGAACCCCAATGAGGGTGCGGACGCCGATGGCGCGGAGGTGTGTGTCCCGAATGGCCCCCTCCAGCAGTAAATCTCTACGTGGATTCTTTGAAAATCACACTAGAGCTTTTCTTTACTTGCCCTCACGCTGCATCTTGCGCTGGATAGCGAGATCCGCAGGGCCCGAGAACATCCCGTCAAACTGCGAGGAGCCCGTGCCGAGAGACGGGACCTCCGCCGCCGCCTCTCCACTCTCCTCCTTGCTGACCTTCAGATTCGTGCTGGAGCTGTACTCGGCCTCCTTGCCATCCATCCCCATCACGGTCTTGTTCTTCTTGGCACGATCCCGCTGCTCCTTGTGGAACACTTCACGAGCCTCCTCGTTCTCCTTGTACTTCTTCATGAGGGTATTGAGCTGATCCTCGGCATACTCCTGATCGGGGATCGCCGACGGGGACGGGTCCCACGGCAGCCACTTGCCCACCTGGCCCACATAGATATTGTGGTCCGGATCCATCTTCTGGAGCTTCTTCGCCCGGGCCTCCGCCTCCTCCTTCTGGCCATAGGATCCCCGAATCTTGAGGCCACGCATCGTGGTCTGGAAGTTGTTCTTCGCATAAAACTCATCCTCGAGCGTCACGCCATTCTGGTACAGGAAGTCGTCATATTCCTCCTTGAGGTTGCTCGCCGTAAGCTCCTTGAGGTGGCCCTTGACAAACTTCTGGAACTCTGAAACAAAGGGCTCAATGGAAAGGGTGGAGTTCCGGCAAGCGGCCGCCGCTCCACTCAGATCCAGACCTTCCAGGCGGATGGCTTCGGCATCCAGCTTGGAGTTGATGGCCTGAATCTGCTTGACAAAGTACTCCTCCATCTTCTTGGTCCGGAGGGTGAAGTCGTACTGGTTGAGGAAGGAAGTGAACAAAAACTGCTCCTTCCGGTTCAAGACATTCTCGGGGCTAATGAAACTGAGGAGGCACCAGCGCTGGCTCGCGATCTCGGGGTCATCGGTGAGGTAGGACTCCTTCTCTTCGGTGGACATTCTACAAGGGAACGAAGAGACTCTTTAGATAAAGCAACCGCACCACGGCGAACAATTTTCTAAAGTGTGAATATAGAACAAATGGACGTCTCCGAAGTTGTCAATCGCGCCATCAAGTATTTGATCGAGGGCCTCGTTGTTGCGGGTGCCGCCATCTTTATCCCCCGCCACCGCCTCCCCCTCGATGAGATCACCACCCTCGCGCTCGTTGCGGCGGCGGTCTTCGCTGTGCTCGACCTCGTCTCCCCGTCCATCGGTGTGACGGCTCGTCAGGGCGCTGGCTTCGGTCTCGGTGCCAACCTCGTCGGCTTCCCCCGCATGGCGTAAGCCCTGCTCATCCCCCGCATGGCGTAAGCCCTGCTCATCCCCCGCATGGCGTAAGCCTTGTTCTCATAAACCCTCTTCCTTTGTGATTGAAAAGCAATCCATAAAGAAGAATGAAATCCAAGACACTCTTGTTATTAGCACTTCTCGTTGTTGCGTTGTTTCTGGTGATGCGGCGTGAAACCTTCACCAGCCCCGGAACGATGGTTCAACTCGCAACCAGCCACGTCCCGACAGCGGAAGATGAATATTACCTCCGGAACATCTATCCACAGATTGTTCGTCGCGACTTGATTGATATGACAGGGAGTGCGTAATCATAAATTTGAATCGTGTGCTCATCAGAAATCGGTACCCCCATGTGTACATCGTGTCTCCAGTTTCTGGAGGCGTTTCTGACGACAGGACTCCCAGATGGAGTTCCGTTGGCACGACTCCTCCGCCGTCGGGCTCTTCATCGTGTGATTCCAGACCTTGCTCCTTGGTTTCTCTCGCTTCACACCAAGATTCCCAAACAAGACTTTGCTTCTGCGGTGGAAACATCCTCTCGGATCGCAAGACGAGGGCGAGGAGCCTTGGAGTATGAGATTCTGATCAAGACATCTCTCTGTAATCTCTTGAAACATCAGCACCCTTGGATCCAGAAAGAGATGGACACAATGAACATCCTGTTTGTGGAAGCAGGAGTCTTTCAGGACAAGGAACGGGAGGATTGGAAATGGCTGCTGACACTGGCCCAAGGCTACCTCACCTATATGCTTCCTGGTGTCTATGAGACCCTGTCTGATGTTCATTCCTCGCATACGGGTGGCGTTGGTCATGAAACACCAGTGGTTGCGATTCGCATTCCCGATGACGATGAGGAAACTCTGTGTGATAGAGATGACTATCAGAGAGAGATTCTGATGGAAGTGGACTAATCAGACACTGCGAATGTACTGCCAAGATAAGTCTTGACAGATCATCTGCCAGATCTTGTCTTGACAGAAGAGCTTGTCCCGATTTTTCAAAATGGGAAAGTTGGGAAGATATTCATCTAACTCCAGGAGTTCGCAGAACTTGTACAACACATAGGAGTAACTCAAAAAGTTGGAGCGACCCGCAGGGCAATGCTTCTGGAAACTGGGTTGGATCTCAATAAACATATGGCGCAACTTCTCCTCTGTCTCCCTCGTAATCACAGGAGCATTTTTGCCATTGATTCTGTTCATAATGTGGGGCGCGTGTTCATAGTATTTGTTAAACTTGAGTTTCTTCAGAATCTCACGAATCTTGGAGGTTTTAATATTTCCAAGTTCCGTGATCCGCTCCTTTTTGAGTTCCGCCAGAATCGCATCAAAGACTTCCTGGGGAATATCTGTGCTCTCCTTGGCCTGAATCTGGGCCAACCATTCATTAAAGTGGTTGATTCGCTTGTAGGCATAATAGGAGACTTCACGAGGGGGGTCCTTGTACGAAGGCTTATCAGAATCCACTAAGACAAACTCTTGGAATCCACACGTGGGACAGGTAAAGAGAGCTTCATTGCTGCTGAACATCATTTCACCACCACATTCATTACATTCTCCATAGGGATCTTCCGCAGTGGTTCCACTAGTTCTGGCGTGTTCAGGATCCACCTTTTGAAGAAAGCTTTCCAGCAACTTATCTCGGCGCATATCTGTTCCTGAAATCGTGGCTCCTACTGTTCCTCCACTGATATCCCCTGCTTGTTCAAACACAGCCCAGATACTTCCAGGTTTGGATTTCACCACACGAGCTTCCTTGGACTCCTCGCCACGACGAATCTTATCCTGAATATCATAATACTGATATAGAATATCCCCAGTCTCCAAAAAATAGTCGTAGACCGCCGTGCCCGATTTTCGCTTCTTGTATTCTTTGACGAGTTCTTGAAGTCTCTTTTCCAACTTCACCTTTTCAATATCATCAGAACACGCTGTGAGAGCATCTTTTAAGGATCGGAACTCCTGTTCCACATCCTCTACTTTCTTGCTTTCCTCCATCAACCGATTGAGATGGGCGTGGTGAATGCTGTCCAAGGTGGTTCGGGCCTCAGGATTGCTCCTCTTTGTTGGCCGAATCTTGAAAAACGGATCCCCCCCAGACATCTATAGGGCCCTCCCTGGGAAGTGTTTAGACTAAAAAAACAGACCCTCCCGGTTGGCCGTTTTTCCGGAAAAGTCTGCCGCCGCCAAAATTATTTTCTCTTGGAAGTGTATAGACTCAAATGACAGGTGGTGGCTTGATGCAGCTCGTTGCGTATGGTGCCCAGGATGTTTACCTGACTGGCAACCCCCAGATCACTTTCTTCAAGGTCGTTTACCGTCGCCACACCAACTTCGCCATGGAGTCCATCGAGAACCCGTTCAACGGTTCCCCTGGCTTCGGCAAGCAGGTCACTGTCACTGTTCAGCGCAACGGTGACTTGATCTACCGTATGTACCTCCAGGCCACCCTCCCCAAGGTCCAGCTCCTCGCCTCCGACGGCTCTGGTGCTCAGTTCCGCTGGCTCAACTGGGTTGGCCACAACCTCATCCGCGAGGTTGAGCTCCAGATCGGTGGACAGCGCATCGACAAGCACTACGGCCAGTGGCTCCACATCTGGAATGAGCTCACCCAGGAGCCTGGTAAGCAGGCCGGCTACGCCAAGATGGTTGGCAACGTCCCCCAGCTCACCAACCTCATCATCCAGGGTGGCGAGACCTGCGACGACGACTGCACCTCTGGTGAGCCCAACACGGCCAACGAGATCGGCAACTGCGCCCCGGAGTACACCCTCTACATCCCCCTCCAGTTCTGGTTCTGCCGCAACCCTGGCCTCGCGCTCCCGCTCATCGCCCTCCAGTACCACGAGGTCCGCATCAACCTCACCTTCAACGACATCCGCAACCTCTGCTACGATGCGGCTCCCCAGAACTCCAACGTCCACGTCATCCGCGACCGCGTTGCCGCCGCCAACCTCGTCGCCGCGTCCCTCTTCATCGACTACATCTACCTCGACACTGATGAGCGCCGCAAGTTCGCCCAGGTCTCCCACGAGTACCTCATCGACGTCCTCCAGTTCACTGGCGGTGAGTCCATCACCTCCTCCTCCAACAAGCTCAAGCTCAACTTCAACCACCCTTGCAAGGAGCTCATCTGGGTTGTTCAGCGCGACTCCTTCGTTGCCTGCGACGATGCGACCATCTTCCCCTGGAAGGGCCAGCAGCCGTTCAACTTCTCCGACTGGTGGGACCGCTCTGTCCTCGAGTCTGGCTACTCCGTCACCCGTGTTGAGGGTATGGCCGGCCGCAACCCCGTCGTCGCCGCGCTCATCCAGCTCAACGGCCACGATCGCTTCCAGGTTCGCGAGGGCCGCTACTTCAACGAGGTTCAGCCCTACCAGCACCACACCAACATCCCCGCTGTCGGCATCAACGTCTACTCGTTCGCCCTCCAGCCTGAGCAGCACCAGCCGTCTGGCACCTGCAACTTGTCCCGTATCGATAACACCACCCTCCTCCTCACGGTCTCGAACAACGCTGTTGGCACCACGACTACCTCCACGGTTTATGTCTATGCCACCAACTACAACGTGCTCCGCGTGATGTCTGGTATGGGCGGTCTTGCATACTCAAACTAAGCACCAAACCACCCAATGGTTCCCGGCGCTTGGTGTTGTTGTTTTTATTTTTTACTGGTTGTAAGTAAAATTTAAGTTTTAAATTCCAGTTTCATAGTATAGCATTCCTATGGAACTTGAACTGAAAGATCTTGAGTATGTAACAGGGTATCGAAATTCTGGACGGAAGCCCGGACCTATCGACTACAGATTTGTAACGTACAATGGCAAAGACTATTGTGTTGGCAAGATTCTTCATAATGGAAATCCTGTAGAGTTTGTCTTTGATAAAGACGACTTTGAAAAGGTGGAAACGAGAGCATGGCATGTAAGTTCAGGAAAGTATGTTGGATCTACCTTCTATCTTGATGGGGGTGTCAAGTTAGAATTGTATCTTCACAATCTTGTGATGAACCGAATGGCCTTTCATGGAAAAGGAC